AATCGATAGATCATAGTTCGCAAAACATGCGTAGGCCAGGACAGATAAGACTGTTCAACAACGCAAAGAAGATTTTAAATCAGAACAAGAATCCGAACGAACTTACACTAAGAGAGAAGAAGACGCTTTACGAAGCACTTAATCTGTCGTTAACATTCCATGAAGATTATGAAAATCGAGTTCAGGACAAGTTCTATGGAGCTCTTAAGAAACAGGGCTATGATACTATTCTTGACTTGAACGATAAAAAGTATTCAAGCTACCACGCAAAATCTCCGATGATCATATTTAATACCGATAGCGTTTCAGTTGAATCTGTTACAAAACTTGACAACAGACAAATTAAGAAACTGCACGATACTAATGTGAAGAAGATTGCGGTTCAGGAAGCAGTTCATCAGATAACTCACTTCGTTCCAGACGCGGCGTCAATCACAATTAATCAGATAGATAGCTATTACGACACAAAGAAAAAAAAGAAGAATAAATAGTTATGCTGTCTTATGGGAGGAATTAATGAATGAATTATGGAGCCCCGATGAACTTTACCACCATGGTATCAAAGGTCAGAAGTGGGGAGTAAGAAGATTTGAGAACTACGATGGCAAATTAACGAACGCAGGCAAGGCACGTTATAGTCTTGGTGGTAGAAATAATGTGCTGAACGACCGTAACCCAAACTATACAAACCAGCAGAGGCGCAGAGACCAGCAGGTGTATAGCAGAGGCGCCGTGAAGCGTATTAATAGGGCGATGAACGAAGGAGATTCGGTTTCTACAGCTAGATCAAGAGAAGCAGAACGAATCAATAACACTAGAGAAATCGCACGGACCGCAGGATCAGTCGGCAGAACAGTCGGTAAGGTTGCAGGAGCAGTCGGCGGGTATATTTTAGCAGATAAATTGCTCAGACAATATGGTGGATCTGCTTTTAACGATCCAAACATGCGTATGATGGCAAGTGGTGCGATTGCTAGCGGAGCGATGAGTGTGTCGTCACAGCTTGGCGGAGCAATGGGCACAAGTGTAGTAATGCTTGCAGGAGGATATTCTCCTACTAAATACCGATAATAGTGAGGCAGTAGTATGGACGTAATTTGGAATCCAAACGAGTTATGCCACTATGGTACGAAAGGTCAAAAATGGGGCGTTCGTCACTATCAGTTAGATGACGGAACTTGGACAGAACTTGGAAACCGTAGACGCAGAATAGGCGATGGAAGACGTGGTGGACACGGTGATATTACGTCGCATAAAGGACGTTCATCTAAGGTTGAACGCGTGTCTTCTGGTCATAACAAACAAACTGCATTTGAGCAGAATAAACGATCATTTTCAGGAACAAACAATCGATCCGTATCAAATGACGAAGCAGCTAAGCGTGCTCATCGAAAAAAAGTAGCAAAAAAGGTCGCTATTGGAATCGCCGCTGTAGCTGGAATCGCCGCTGTAGGATATTTGGCATATGGTTATGGCTCTGCTATCGCTCAAGTAACAACTGATGTAAATAGTGAAGAGTTTTTTGACTTATACGGCCTCAATAAAATAGAAAGTGTTAAACAAAATGTTATTGAAAAGGAAGTCGTTGATTCTTGGGGGGAAAAATTTGTAATACCAGAAAACCCTAAAGCGATTAATTATGACATTCTTAAATATTCCGGGAACGACTTCGAGTCTACTATCCATACAGATGCAACGGTGATTAATCACGGTGGTACTTTAGGACATCTTCTTTTGAATAGGGACAATAATTGCGCATATTGTTCACTCGCATACGATTTAAGAAGACGTGGTTATGATGTTGTAGCCAATGAGACAATAGATGTTAGGAATTCTTTTGGCATGGTGACAAGACACGGAGGTTTAACCAAGACAGATATATCGGAAATATATGAAGGTTTACGTGGAGATAATTTCAAAAGCCTTGATGGTGATGATTTACTTATATCAAAAAAAACTGTCAAAAATGCATTGGACACGCTTTCGGCAGAAGGTGAAGGAGCCAGAGGAATCATAGCAGTTGGCTGGTCTGATTTTTCTGGGCACGCTCTAAACTATGAAGTACATGACGGTAAAACATATATTATCGATTCTCAAATAGGGAAAGTCTATAGTTCACTTGAAGACATTCAGAAATATTTTAGTAATTGTGTTGAAATATCGTCCTTAAGGACTGATAACTTAACTATTAGGTCTGGTAAAGCCACTATGCCTTATGTCGCTAATAGACGAGAATCTACTCTCGATAAGGAACATATGAATAGGAATATTAAGAGTTTCTTAGTCAAGAGTACTGCGCAAGTAGGCGCTATTGCGAGCATTGCATATGTACGGAAGTATCGAAAAGAACACCCTAACACTAAGAAAACAGACGCCGAAATAAAGAAAATGTACGAGAAGGAGAAAAAATCATGACGCCTGAAGAAGCAAAAGCAATACTGGAAAAAGCAGAGCCTGGGGTTGTGATCAACGGTTATAGAAAATACGAGGGCAATATTGTGTTTGATGCAGTAACAAAAGATCAGCCCTATTTTATGATCGGCAATAAAAAACTTTATCTTGATGCACATTGGGCTGTAACAAAAGATGGAAAGGTTTTCCCATTTATCGCTAACACAGGCGATGGCGGAGCGGACTTCTTCGATCAGGAATTTATTGAACTTTAATAATTGAAAGGAAAAATCAAAATGGTATTTTCTAATACTGCTGTACCAAAATATTACGGCAGTTTTAGAGATGCCGTAATTGCTGGTAGAGTTCCGGTATGCCACGAAATCTCGTTGGAGATGAATCGAATCGACGCATTAATCAGAAACCCTGCAATATGGTATGACTCAGAAGCGGTTGAGGGCTGGATCCGTTTTTGTGAAAACGAATTAACCCTCACCGATGGGTCTGATTTTCACATGCTCGATACATTTAAGCTTTGGGGTGAACAGATATTTGGTTGGTATTACTTTACTGACAGGTCTGTTTATGAACCTGGAAAAGATGGTTTGCCGGGACACTATGTTAATAAACGAATTAAGAAAAGATTGATTAATGAACAGTATCTCGTAATTACAAGAGGTGCTGCTAAAACAATGTATGATCATTGTATTCAATCTTATTTTTTATTAATCGACACGAACACAACAAACCAGCTTGCTACTGCTCCAACGATGAGACAGGCAGAGCAAACGCTACTTCCGTTTAGAACAGCTATCGCAAGAAGCAGAGGACCGTTGTTTAAGTTCCTGACAGAAGGTAGTTTACAAAGCACTTCTGGCTCAAGAGCAAAGCGCCAAAAGCTTGCTTCTACAAAGAAGGGCATCGAGAACTTTATGACGAATTCGTTATTAGAAATTCGACCGATGACGATTGATAAGCTACAGGGCTTCCAGTTCAAGGTATCAACTGTCGATGAGTGGCTTTCTGGAGACATCAGAGAGGATCCTATTGGGGCCATTAAGCAAGGTGCTTCGAAAGACCAATCAGGGACTGAACGAGACGATTGGCTGATTGTGGCAACATCCTCTGAGGGTACTGTCAGAAACGGCTCTGGTGACACCATTAAGATGAAGTTACTCAAGATATTAAAGGGAGAGCAGATAGACCCTCACGTCTCGATTTGGTATTACAAACTTGATAGTATCGACGAAGTAGGAAAGCCAGACATGTGGCTAAAGGCGAATCCGAACTTGGGAAAGACTGTATCCTATGAGACATATCAGAGAGACGTTGAGACTGCAGAGAAGAACCCTGGAGAAAGAAACGATATTTTAGCAAAACGTTTTAACATTGCTATGGAAGGATACACATATTTCTTTACGTATGAAGAAACGCTACCTACCATACATCGTGAGTATTGGGGACTTCCATGCGCAATGGGGTTAGACTTGTCGCAGGGAGATGACTTCTGCTCTGCTTCTTTCTTGTTTCCGTTACCTGGAGGTAAATTCGGCATAAAAGTTCGAGACTATATTTCTGAACGAACTCTGATGAAGCTACCTATTGCTTTGCGAATTAAGTATGAAGAGTTCATCAAAGAAGGTTCGCTCATCGTTATGCCCGGAAGCATATTAAACATGATGGAGATCTATGAAGAATTAGACCATCACATCATGCAATCACAGTACGATGTTAGGGCAGTAGGATACGACCCATATAACGCTCGAGATCTGATTGAAAGATGGATTACAGATAATAGTTCTTATGGTGTAGTGAAGGTTCCACAAGGAGCACGAACCGAGTCGGTTCCTCTTGGCGAGCTAAAGATATTAGCGTCAGATAAAAAGCTCGAACATGACCAGGCGCTCATGACGTTCTGTATGGGTAACTCGATTGCGCTAGAAGATTCTAATGGAAATAGAAAATTATACAAAGCAAGGCGTCAAGAGAAAATAGATGCAGTAGCAGCTACTCTGGATGCCTTTATTGCTTATAAAGCAAACAGGGATGAGTTCGTATGAGAAAACAAATTAACATGGAAGATGCGGCTTATATTCTGCAGAAGGAACTTGGCAATGCCACGATTAGAAATTGTCGTGACTATAGAGGATACTATGTTTTTTGCGCGATTGATAATTCGAACCCAAGCGAAACGGTCAATGGCAGAAAACTTGTAATGGATCCTTTTTATGCTGTAGATAAGAAGACCGGTAAAGTGAGTCGTTTTATCCCTGCTGCGTTAGGTAAGCCAAGCGATTTTTTTAAGATTATGCCGATAGAGGTTACGTATGAGTAGTCTTAAAAAAGACGCATACGACGCTATATGGAACCCAAACGAACTTTACCACCATGGTATCAAAGGTCAGAAGTGGGGTGTCCGTAGATTTGAGAATTATGACGGGTCATTGACATACGCTGGGAAATTACGGTATGGACGAGGGCTAATACGAAGTAATTCTAGAATTAATAGGGATATTTCTACAGGTCATCATTACTATAACAAGATGAAAGACACTAGCCTTAATGAGATATTTGAAAAAAAGAAGAACCGCTCAAGCGGTGACTTCGAAAAAGACATCCAAAAAGATGCTAAGGCTGTAAACAAAGGGGGCATGGCCTCAGCTGTTTTTTTGAAGAATAGAGATGAAAACTGCGCTCTTTGTACGACAGCATACGAATTAAGGCGAAGAGGATATG